ATAATGCTCCTTGAGGAAGGGATGAAGTGGGAGAAGGCGGGCGCCAACCCGGAGGAGGCGCAGTTCCTTCAGACGCGCAGCTTCCAGAGGGGTGAGATAGCGAGCCTGTTCCGTGTCCCGCCCCACATGATAGGGGACACCGAGAAAAGCACCTCCTGGGGGACGGGCATCGAGCAGCAGAACATCGGCTACGTCCAGCACACACTGAGGCCGTGGCTGGTGCTCTGGGAGCAGGAGATAAAGCGAAAGCTCTTCCGTGGTGACGGCGACCACTTCGCCGAGTTCGTGGTGGACGGGCTGCTGCGGGGTGATATCAAGAGCAGATACGAGGCATACCAGATTGCCAGGCAAAACGGCTGGATGAATGCCGATGATATCCGGGAGCTGGAGAATATGAACCCGCTGCCTGACGGCCAGGGGCAGATATACCTGGTGCCGCTCAATATGATTCCAGCCCAAAAAGCCGGTGAGGATATTGAACCATCGAACGGCAACAACAGAAGTTTGCAGGCTGCCGAGCAGAGGACGGTACGCGGGGCGATTCTGCGGAAGCGGACGGCGGAGAGCTGGGAGAAGGTTTTTGCCGATGCGGCCGGGAGGATAGCAGAGAGAGAGAAGCAGAATGTCAGCCGGGCGGTAAAGAAATACCTGGGCAACGGAGACATCGACGGCTGGAGCGCCTGGCTGGGGGACTTCTACCGGGACTTTCCGGGATATATTAGGCGGCAGATAGAGCCCCCGGTGGAGGGGCTGGCGGATGCCATCTACCCGCAGGCGGCAAATGAGATAAACGCCGATGAAAAAATAACCGACGAAGCCGGACGGTTCATCAGCGACTATACCGACGGGTTCGACAAGCGCTATACGGAGTCTTCCCGCAACCAGCTCGAAGCGGTGGTGAATGAGGCAAAGGATGCCGGTGGGGATACCGGGGAAGCGGTACTGGGGAGGCTGGACGAGTGGGAGCGCAAGCGGCCGGAGGAAACAGCCCTCAACGAGACGGTGCGCCTGAGCAACGCGGTAGCGCGAGAGGTATTCCTGGCGGGGGGCTTCAACATAGGCTGGCAGCGGATTGACGACTGCCCGGTATGCCGGGAGCTCCACGGTCAGGTAAGGGGACCCGGGCAGTACTTCGTCGGCAAGGACGAGATACTGGCTGCCGAGGGGGGCAACGATATCAGGGTCTACCGGGGTATATACCATGCCCCGGCGCACAAGGGGTGCACCTGCCAGGTAACGCCGGTTAAATAAAAAAAGGGGGGAAGCGAGCAATGAAAAGGATAGATATTAAACGGGTGAGGATACTGGTGGACCAGCTCAAAAAGCTGGGCGTTCCGAGGATACGCCTGGCGCCGATAACCGAATGGGCGAACGCGCAAGAGAGAGAGCTGAACAGGCGAACCGGCAAGCCCTAAGGAGAAGATTATGAGAGCAGGTAAAATACAAATAGCCTCTGAACTCTTGTGTCAATGGCTTCAATTCCCTTACGGGAAGATCATTGATGCTGATTTCAATGTGGCAAATGAGCTCATCGAGCTTACAATCCAAGATGAGGAAATGCCTGAAATTAAAGAGGGAATGATTCCAGTAGTGTCTCTAACGTTTCATACTTACCAGAACTCTCTTGGGGACAAAGTAGCGATTCGCGAGCCTATTGAACCACCAACATAAATCAATCATTTCACGTGAAGAAATCACCCCGCCGATGTGCGGGGTTTTTTTATTGGAGGAGGAAAATGCGATGAAATTGAGAAAGGCATTACCCAAGCATGAGACGCCCACATCCGACAAGGACTGGGACGGGCCGAAGAACGAGGCGAACCTGAAAACCGACCAGGACCTTGATTATTACAAGAAAGCCTACGCCTGGCGGGACCCGGACGGGGACGAGAGCAAAAAATCGAGCTACAAGCTGATTCACCATGAAGTCTCCGGCGACGGAACTCCGGGAGCGGCCAATATCCGTGGTTGTCAGAGTGCTATAGGAGCATTAAACGGGGCCCGCGGCGGCGTTGACATTCCCGATGAAGACAGGCAGGGAGTCTGGAATCACCTTGCCGCCCACCTTGAGGATGCCGATGTAGAACCGGCGCCACTGCGCTCCAGCAGAGAAACTTATCAAGGGGGGATTCCCGTGAAAAGAGAAGTCAGGACATACGACCTCGACTCACTGGAGGTGCGCACCGGGGAGGACGGCGAGTCGAAGAAGATACGCGGCCACGCCGCCGTCTTCAACAAGCTCAGCGAGGACCTGGGGGGCTTCCGGGAGATAATCGAGCCAGGAGCCTTCACCTCCGCAATCAAGCGGGACGACGTGCGGGCGCTCTTCAACCACGACCCGAACTATATCCTGGGGCGCAACAAGGCGGGGACCCTCACCCTGGAGGAAGATGAAAAGGGGCTGGCCATAGAGATTGACCCACCGGATACCCAGTATGCCCGTGACCTGATGGTCAGCATAGAACGCAGGGATATCAGCCAGATGAGCTTCGCCTTCAATATCGACGGCAAGAAGGGCGAGCGCTGGGAGGTGGACGGCGAGGAAGTCAAGGACTTCATGGCGGTAGTGGACGCGATGTTGGACGGAAAGCAGCACGATATCATCCGCTACGTAATCAAGGCGCGCCTCTACGATACCAGCCCGGTGACCTACCCGGCATATCCCCAGACGGATGTCAAGGTCCGCAGCGGGCTGGCGGCGGCGGGCATCGATTACGAAACCCTCAGTGAGACGCTGGCGAAGGTAAGACGCGGGGAGAATTTGAACGAAGAAGAAAAACTGATGCTGGTGAAAGCCAGCGAGACTATACGCGGCATGGTTCCGGAAGAAACGGAGCCGGGCGGCGGGGGTACTCCCGGAAACGAGGGGTATGTCCACCGGCTGGGAAAACTCCGGCGGGAGCTGGAACTAGCCGAACTGGAATAACCGGAACCCAATAAAACAGGAGGTAAACAGGAACATGAAGAATATCAACGATTTGAAGAAGCAAAAAGCCGACCTGCTGAAGCAGGCACGGGCATTCGACGATGAGTGCACCAAAGACAGCAGGGAGATGACCGGCGAGGAGCAGGAAAAGTACCAGAAGATGGTCGATGATATCCGCGCACTGGACATCATAATCAAGCGTGAGGAAGAGCTCCAGGCGCTGGAAATGTCTGCTGAAGGAAACAGAGGCGCCGGATTCCGCGGTGAGGGTGCGGAAGATGACCCACCCGGGGAGCGGGTATTCGCCAGCCTGGGGGACCAGCTGAGGGCGATAGCCCGTGCGCAGACACCGGGCGGAGTGGTCGACCCGCGGCTCACCCGTGCCGTATCCGACATTTCAGGGATGAGCGAGATGGTGGACAGCGAGGGTGGTTTCCTGGTGGAGAAGGACTTTATTCCCGGGCTGTTGCAGGATGTCTACAATAACACCGAGCTAGCCTCCCGCTGCCTGAAGGTACCCATCGGGGCGGGCCGCAACGGTATCCGCTACAGGTATATTGATGAGACGAGCCGTGCCGACGGTTCCCGAGCCGGCGGGGTGAGGGCTTACTGGGAAGATGAGGCGGATGCGCCGACGGCGACCAACCCGAAGTTCGGGCGGGCGGAGCTAACCCTGCGAGACCTGAAGGCGCTCTGCTATGCCACCGACGACCTGCTGGAGGATGCCCAGGCACTTGAAGGGCTGCTTATTCCCCAGTTCTCCCAGGAGATGGCCTTCAAGCTGCAGGACGGCATAGTCAACGGCGACGGAGCCGGCAAACCACTGGGAGTGCTCAACAGCGATGCGCTGGTATCTATTGATGGTGAAGACGGGCAGACAGCCGATACCATCATCACCGAAAACATCCTCAAGATGTGGCGGAGCATGCCGGCGGGCAGCAGGAGACGGGCTATCTGGGTTTACAACCAGGAGCTTGAGGACCAGCTGGAACTGCTCCAGGTGGCAATAGGTACCGGCGGGCAATTGATGAAGCTGTTCATGTCGACTATTGACGGCGGCAATACCCTGAAGGGACGGCCGGCAATTCCTATCGAGCAAGCCGCAGGGCCGGGCGACGCCGGGACGATAATCTGCCTGGACCCGAGCCAGTACCTGCTTATCGACAAGAACGGGGTGCAGGCCGATTCCTCGATTCATGTCCGCTTCATCTACAACGAGACCACGTTCCGCTTCATCTACAGGGTCAACGGCCAGCCGATGCGAGCCAGCAAGATAACCCCGTACAAGCGGACAAGCTCCAGCTTCTACACCAGCCCCTACGTGACTGTCGCCTCGATATAATCGGGGCTTAACGAAAAAACAAACAGGGAGGAAATACAATGAGACTAAGCGAACAAGTCGGAATAGTCCCGATAATCGAGCCTGAGGACCACCAGGCATCAGGGGTCGACGGCGACTCGGTCAAGATGGAGAAGTACGGCCATCTTACCCTGATATTCCTCTTCGGTGAGATGGGGGGTACCCCTGTCCTTAAAGTCTATGAGGGAGCTACGGCCGGTGCCAAGACGACAGCGCTGACCTTCAGCTACCGCTATACCTCGGCAGACCTGAAGAACGATGATGCCGACGTGCTCGGCAGCGAAGCCACTTCAGCGGCGCTGGATTTGACCCATTCGACCTTCGAGGACAGGATGCTGGTGGTGGAAATTGACGCCTCAGAACTGACGGATGGTTATCCGTGGGTAACTCCAGAGGTAAGCGATGATGGAACCGAGGTTCTTGTTTCCTGCGTCGCTATCATGAGTAAGCCGCGGTACGCCGAGGACGTCATGCCCACGGCGATAAGCTAGGGCACCCTTAATACCCGAATAAGTGAAAAATGGTACTGGGGGGGGCGCAATACCCCCCCCCGGTGCATGGAGGAAAGAGATGAAGAAAAAGATTTTTCCCATTTTGCTGGCGATAGTGCTACTGCTCATGCCGATACTGGCCGGCTGCCAGCCGGTGAGTGAGCCGGTTGACATTACCAGACCGGAGGCTCCGGGAGCGGTGACGCTGATAAGATCAAAATGGTCAAGCGGGAATCTTGTCTTTTATGACAGATCCAGCGGCAATACCATGATGACCTTTGACGGCACCAATGAGGATGTGGAGATAACCACGGCTACTATCACTACCGGTGCCATTACCACCATTACAGGTGCTACTATCACCAGCCCCACTATCACCGGCCCGACAATCACAGGGACGGTATCAGGCAATGCCACCTATACCTTCCCAGCAATCTCTAGTATCAGCAACAACGGCACGCTTACTTTGCCGGCGGATACTACTGATACCATTGTCGGTCGTGCTACGACAGATACTCTAACCAACAAGACGCTGACCAGCCCGGCCATCAATACAGCTACCATCGGGACTGGGGCGAACATCACCAGCCCGAATATCCTGGGGACGATGGCCAATGCCAACGTCGCGATGGGTTCCGACAACATATCGGCCGGTGAAGTCTCGGCGGTTGTTACTCATGGACTATCGGGTACCCCGACTATCATCCTGCTTACATGGGCAGGTGATACAGGCACAGATTATGGCTTGTACTGGGGAGCCGCGGGTTCATCAAACTTTACCGCTTATGCCACCGATAACATCACCAACAACACGGCATTCAGCTGGGTCGCTTGGATAGCGGGTGAGTGATGTGCTGGTCTAAGCTCTTCGGAAAAAAGCAACTGGTGGAGGAGGAAGAGGAAATCGAAGAAGAAAGCGGCTTCATGCCGGAGCCCAGGGAATCCGATTACCCGGTCTATAGAATGACCTGGGCAGATACCCGATTACTTATCGGGAAACTCGGGCTGACGGCCATGATGGAAGGAGATGACCCTGACAGGCATTTCTTTTACACCGATGAGGAAACATGGAGGAAAATCATCCCGTACCTGACATACCCGGGCGAGTACTATGCCTGGGAAGAGCGCCGGGACTGTGATGATTACTCCAAGAAAGCATCGGCGGACAGCTCCTTTTATTACGGGCTGAACTGCCTGCAGGTCTGGGGCAATACACCCCTGGGGTTCCACGCCTTCAATATGGTTCTGGTGCTGCCTGATAAATGGAAGCTATTCGAGCCTAATGCCAGCTTTGAGTGCGCCGGGGAGCTGCTCGACTTGAAGAACGAATACGGGTGGGAGCCCGTCAAGTGGAAACCATGAGAAGGAGGTATCGTTTTGGCAAGTAATGGTTTTAACAATTTACTAGCCTTGGTGCTGGTACTGATTATTGCAGCATTATGGGCGCTACAGGGCTTTAATGTGCTATCTCTTATGGGGGAAGTAACCGGTGCCCTGATTGCTGCCTTTACTTTGATAGTCCAGTACTATTTTCGCAAAGCGCCACCTAAGGAGTAATACCTTGAAAAGTAGCCCGCCCTTCAGTAAGGCGGGCACCTCATATAAGGGCGGCCAGGGTTCACTCCTTTCCCCAGCCGCCCTCTGGAATCCCAAGGGTTGGAGGTAAGACTAATGCTCTTTAATTTACATTACGGGCAGGTGAGGCTCGGAACGGATGGAAAACCTTATTTCCGACCAAAGAGACCGATGGGGCGTCTTATGATGGGGCGCATTAAAGGTTTTTCTCAGACGGAATACAGAGCTGACGAAATAGGGAACATAGATGTAAGAGCTCCGGAGCATATAGATGTTATGGTGGGGCTTGGCTATCCGATATATGACGGAGATGGTAAAACCTATCCAGTACCTCCTGATGATTTAATCTGGGTAACACCCTTTATGGATAGCCCATACTGGACGAAAATTGCTGAGGCAAAATCTCATAGGGGAGGATGGCGATGGCCGAATTTTGGTATAACGTTGCTAAAGCGCAATGCCTAGCTGGCGCTACCGGCGAAATCGACCTCATCAATAACGAGATAGTCGTTATCGCCCTTGAAGCAGATGCGGAGGACCCGACGGATGAGGATGTAGCGGAACTCCTGGCTTCTGCTGCCGCTGAGGTAACCTCTACCGGCTATACCGGAGGTTTTGAAGGAGCCGGCAGGCTCAGCCTGGCATCTAAAGCTATTGCAGTTGACCAGGGAAATAGTCGAGCTGAGTTTGATTGTGCCGACCTTACATGGTCAAGTATCAGCCAGGCTGATTCGGAGCAATGGTTAGCTTTTGTGATAGCCAAAGAGCTTACCGATGACGCTTCGAGTCCGCTTATTGCTCATCTTGAACCAAGCGGGGTTCCATTAACGCCAAACGGCTCTGATATCAAAATAACCATAGATGCCGAAGGTTTGCTGCACATCACATAGAGGTAACGAATATGGTAATGAGGTTGCCAAGAACGCTAGACTCCTTATCACCAATAGACAAGGCACACTGGGAACTGCATCTTAAAGCTGCCCAGAAGGACTTACCAGACAATAAGGAAATCTCAGGATTTCTAGAAGGTGGCGAGTTGCCCAATCTAAAGCATCCTGCTGATATTCACGACTGGCTGGAAAAGCCTGAAAGGCGGACTGAGATAGAGGCGTTAAATGGCTGATGTAACGATTGAAGCTGCTGCTAGTGCCAGTTTTAGTTATAGAGCCGTGCG